GGTGGAACCAGCAAGCGGGGATTATTGCAATCTGCCGCACAAGGCGTCTCAGGGGGCTTATTAGGTGAGGCCGGTGACACCTTGCTTGGACCGTGGGGCCGGGTAGCAGGGCAAATAATAGGCATCTTGGGAGCAGGATTTATCCCGTCATTACGCAGTACGCCGGGAAGCGTCGCCAAAGATGCCCTTGAAGGGGTGACGGACGCACAATTGGCGCAAGCAAAATCTCTCATGGATGACGCGGCCCGGATGGGGACTCCGCTGACAGTTTCCGAGGCTGTAGCACAGGTCACCGGGGGGAATCCGTTACAACAAGTCCAGCGATGGGCAGAACAGGCGCCGAAAGGCAGGCAGGCATTCGATCCGATGATGAATGCACGTCCTGCGGCGAATCGTTTGGCGTTTGGTAATGCGGCTGACCAGATCGGGACTCGTCCAAGTGCCCCTGAACTTGTTCCGATCAATCTGCAACAGGCAGCACAAGCGGCAGAGAAGAAAATAACCGAATTCAGGACAGAGGCTGCAAGCCCGTATTATCAGGGGCAGCGCGCGAGCGATGCTAACGCTCTTGATCTGCTAGATTCCATTCCGAAACAAGCCGAAACCGTCGCTGATCGGTTTGCTGCGCGAGATAATGCGATTCATACGACTGGAAAGCTGTATGCCGATACGATGCAGCAACGCAATCTTGCAAATCAATCTGCTGCGCGATCGGACTCTTATATACAAGGAATTAAAACTAGCAGACATATGGATAGGTTCCGCGAAGGCGTAGATGCTACTTTGGATGCGAGAGCAATCGCCTCTCAAAGGCTCGCGGAGGCAGAAGCTGCACAACAACAACTTTATCAAATGCAGGATGCACTAGCGGCAAAGAATCTTCCCGCTATTCGCAGCCAGGTATCTGGATTTGTTTCCGACTTGGATAACAACATCCGGTTAGCTGGCCCAACGCAAGAGGGGCAGATTCTCAGGGCATTCAGAGATGAGATTGCTCCCAATGGGCAGCCTATTGTGCTACCGTCGCAATTGGAAAGTATTTACAAGGCCAACAGGAACAAGCTTGATTTAGGGCTTGACCCTACCGATATACAGAAGACACAAGCCGGGGTATTGGGGCCATATGTACGTAATTTGGACAACCTAATCAAGAATGTAAGCCCTGATATTTCTAATGGGCGGGCGGTCTATCAACAGGTAACTCAGGATATTCTTAATCCGGTAAAGAATGGGACTGTTGGACGTTTGGCTCGAAGCATGGACGACGCTACTGATCCAGTCTCCGGGCTTAACCGACAATCCAGCATCCTCATGAATCCGTCGCCTTTGATCGCACCGGCGACCATTCGCCGTACTGCAATGATATTGAAAGAACAAAATCCTACGGCGATGCCTGATTTTGTCAGAACCAATCTGCAAAAGATTTTTAACGAGAAAGCTCAAGATTTAGTGACTGGAGAAGCTCAAGGCGGGGCTGCAAAATTTGCCGCCGATATAGCAGGGAACTCAGCCCAAAAAGCGAATCTTCAAGCCCTTGTCGAATCAACGGGTGGTAAAACCGCATGGACTGGATTCAACCGATTGCTGGAGGTGTTTCAAGCGCAAGGCAAGAGGATGGCACCGGGAAGTCCTACAGAAGCCAACAGGCTGCTTACTGGCGAAATGAGCACGAAATGGAGTGGTATTGCGGATAAGCCGCTAGAAATGCTGAACCGTTGGAGAGTTCGTTCAAATGCGGAAGCATTAGGTAATTTATTGACAGATCAAAATGGTATTGAGAAATTGAAAAAACTGGCTTTCACAAACCCGAACACCGCCAAGCGTACATTATTGGTAGGTGAGATATTGGGGATTATGAATCCAGTCGATCAATCCAATGCTGACACCACTCAAAAATAAAGGTGAATCCAGCTAGTACCGTATTCGCTAAAAAATAGATCAGGAATAGCGCTACAACAATTCCTATCAGTTCCATATCTTCACCTCCCCAATACCCGCCCCATGCGGGATTTTTCATTCTAACGCTGCAAAGCGCTGAAAGGATAACACAATGGCAGCAGACATTGCTACAACCCTGAATGCTTGGAGTTCAACTTCTTCAAGTAACCAGCCGGACACTTCTGACCCTGTGGGGCCTAATACGCTCGCACAGAATCTTCAGGTTATCCAGTCTGTCATGCGCGCTGCTTCCGCAGGGGATGGCACGATTGCCTCTGCCACGACAACAGATTTATCAACCGTCAATGATGGGGACATTACAGTCAGTGGAACGACCACGATCACGGGGTTTGGCACACTGACCGCAGGAATCAAGAAGATACTCACATTCTCTGGTGCACTTACGCTGACACATAACGCAACCAGCCTGATTCTCCCCGGCGCGGCCAATATCACGACGGCTGCGGGGGATGTGGCGATCATGCGGTCGCTGGGTTCCGGTAACTGGAAGTGTGTTGCTTTCCAGCCTGCGGCGGGGAATGCCAAAGTCGGAGCCAATGCCGACATCACCAGCTTGACTGGCCTGACTACAGCACTTTCCGTTGCGCAAGGGGGCACGGCATCTACAACAGCGGCAGCGGCAAGAACGGCATTGAGTGCAGCCGCCTCGGGTGCCAATGCCGACATTACTAGCATGACCGCATTGACTGCCATCAACCGCACAGGTGGAACTTCGATTAAAGGGACAAATACCAATAACAATGCCGCCGCCGGCGATGTAGGAGAGTACATAGAAAGTACGATAGCTTTTGGGGCTGCAATATCCCTCACCACCGGCGTGACGGCCAATGTCACAAGCATTAGCTTGACTGCCGGGGATTGGGATGTGTCCGGCGTAGTACTGATGGATTCAGGGGCAACAACTAACGTCACCCGCGTCTCAGCGGGGACTAGCTCGACGTCGGCTACGGCTGATGTTACAAAGGGATACTACAGCCATATTCATTCAGGCTATGTACCGGGTAGTGGACAATTCAGAGCCATGCCGCTTAATACCTCAAGATTCAGTCTGTCTGGAACTACAACGATTTATTTAGTGGCCCTTGCCAATTTTACAGTCAGCACGTGTACTGCTTATGGCACGATCTCGGCAAGGCGGGTACGATGAAAATCACCGAAGTTCAACATCCCGGCGAACCGTTCTGGCTTTACTGGCTGGGAAACGCCACCGCCATCGATGACAGCTATGTCAAATCAATCGGCATCGCATGGCTGTTCAAGGAAGGCGGCAAGTGGAAGTTCATTCCACGGATTACCGGCGAGCAGAGCCTGTTTTTCAATGCGGTGTTTTTCCTTCGGCTGACGTTTGTCTGGTTTCTTCCGGGCATCTTTTTCTCGGTGCGCTGGGCAGAAATCGGCCCGGTAATACGCGGCAAGCCAAGATCGTATTTGCAAGCAGGTATTGGCTACAAACTCAACGGCCGTTTAGGGCTTCCGCTGCGCATCCAGAACGATGTATCCAGTGCATCTGGCGTGACAGGGCCGAATTACGGTCAGGCAAAGGGGTTTGACTATGGCCCGCACTGACGACCGCGCCACCGGCTGGGAGATCATTTTTACATGGCTGATTATCATCGTTGCCACGGGCTTGATGTGGTGGGCGATGATCGAGTACGTATTCTTGCCGACATTGCATATGCTCGGCGGATTTTTTCGGATGGGGGCAATAAGATGAGAAGCAATTGCCTGATATTTGCCATCTGGCGAACGATTCGCAGGGGGGGTGTTCTGATCTTGCAACGCTCTCACGCGGGGCCATACCTGCACGCGATGTGGGCGGAAAAACTGCCTGCAAGTTTGGAGGCAGAACATTTTTCGCCCACTGACAAATCAGCAGGGCTGCACCTTGAGCCGTTGTTCATCGGCGATGTTGCTTACCATGTAGGTAAGGCGCACGCTAATCCGCCAAAGTCTAATGGCTGGATTGATCCTGTGTTCCTGTTCTTCTGGATTATTCAGCTATTGGGATGGGCTGCGCTGATTGTGGTTCTTGCATTCCCGATTTATTCCTACGCAGGCGATTCCAGGGTGTGCGAGGTGAGGCAACAGCGCAAGGCTTCTACAGTTCGAGAGTTCCGCAAAATTCACCCATGCCCGTCGACCGGCAAGCCCACTGGCTCATGCCCTGGCTGGCAGGTGGATCACGTCATACCGTTGGGAAGCTGTGGCTGCGATATTGTCGAAAATCTTCAGTGGTTGAAAACCGAGATTAAAACCTGTGCCGGGAATTTGTGTAAAGACCGCTGGGAACGAAAGATCAACGCCTGCCCGGTGGCCAAGCCATGAAGCGCCGCGTCCTGAATATCCTCATCGCGCTGGATAGATTGATTTATCAAATCGTCACCCTCGGATACGGTTCGCTGCACGACACGATCAGCAGCGCGGCCTACAGAATGGAGCAAAAGGGGCGGCTGGTTGGCAAGCTGTCCCGTCCCGCGATCGACTGGTTGTTTTCCATGCTGGGCGATAAAAACCACTGTTTCACCAGCTACATTTCCGCGAAGTACAACATACCGACGAAGGACTATTAAATGGATCAGAATGTAATTAACTGGACGATGGCCGGATTTGGCGGCTTAATAGGGTTCTTTCTAAAAGCAATATGGGACTCGGTAAAAGACTTGCAGGCGGCTGACAAGGAGTTGTCAGAGAAGGTAGAAAGCATCGAGGTGTTGGTAGCTGGGGATTACGTAAGAAAGGCTGACATGAGCGACATGCAAAAAGCTCTGTTCAATAAGCTCGACAGGATCGAAGAAAAATTGGACAAGAAGGTGGACAAGTGATGGATATTAATCTCATGCGGAAGGAGTTGATACGGGACGAAGGGGTTAGAAATTATCCATACAAGGACACAGTCGGGAAGCTCACGATAGGTGTAGGCCGCAACCTTGACGATGTAGGCATTCACGATGACGAAGCCTATTTAATGCTGGCAAACGATATACAGGATGCGATGCGTTCCCTTGACAAGCATCTGCCTTGGTGGAGAGACCTTGCCGAAGTACGGCAGCGCGTGCTTGTGAATATGTGCTTCAATCTGGGGATTACAGGATTGCTTGGGTTCAAAAATACGCTGGCAATGATAAAGACTGGAAATTACACAGAAGCGGCGGCAGCTATGTTGAATAGTAAATGGGCAGGACAAGTCGGGGCAAGGGCACAGCGTCTTGCTGAACAGATGGCCAAAGGGGAATAACATGGATTGGTTACGAACACTAGCACCGATGTTGGGCACTGCTCTTGGCGGCCCTCTAGGTGGTGCAGCAGCATCCTTTATCGCTGACAAGCTCGGCATCAAGGACGCAACCATCGAAGCCGTGAGCGAGGTTTTGAACAGCGGCAAGATGAGCGCCGACCAGATTGCCAGCCTGAAACTGGCAGAGATCGACTTTCAGAAATTCCTCGAAGCCAACAAGATTGAACTGGCAAAGCTTGACGTGGAAGATCGTACCAGTGCCCGTGCTCGCGAAATGGCTGTCAAGGATTGGGTACCTGGCCTGCTGGCGATTCTGCTGACTGGTGGATTCTTTGGCGTGCTGGCTTACATGCTGCAATACGGCGCACCAGCTCACGGCGGGGATGCACTACTGGTGATGCTGGGGAGTCTTGGAACGGGCTTTGCCAGTGTTCTAGCCTACTACTTCGGGTCAAGTTCTGGCAGTCATTCCAAGAATGCCATCATCGAAAGGCTCGGCACAAAATGACTGACTTCTACGACCAAGCCAGCGAACGCGAGGAAAAATACCGCGAGCTTGCCATTGCTCACGCCAGAAAGCCGATCAAGAAACTCTATCCGGTCGGATTCTGTCATTATTGTTCTGAACATACCGGTGCAGGGATGTTATTTTGTGACTTTGAATGTGCAACTGGATACCAAGAGGAAGAGAATGCGCGGGCAAGGAATGGTGGATAAGTAAATTCAGCTACGCATTTTTTACACGACGCCGCGCAAGCGCGTCTCCGGTTAGCTCTGCGTTAGGTGCCTCGTTCCGATCTTCGCATCTGCACAACTTCGGAAAGCATTTGTGGCAGTTCCAAACCGTCTTTGGCACGCTGCACGCTTTGCAAAAATATGGCACAGGTGGCACGTCCCTGCTGTGTCCGTTGTCAGCTTCGCCACCGCAGTTCGGGCAGTAGTCAAGACTCAATGCTTGTTCGTGGTCGTTCATCGTCACCCTTTCAAAAGTCGGTTCTGGAGGTACGGCGGCTAACCCGTCAATCCAGCGGGACGGCTTCGCCGCCCCTGATTTCTGCGTTAGGCGTCAACGCTGCATCCGCTATTTTTCTCGCTTTATCAATATTTGGCTCATCTGCAGCCATGCGTAAGGCGTCTGTGAGCCTGGCAATTTCCGCATTGAATTCAGCGCTTGCAGCTTCCGCCACCTTCTCAAGATTTTTAACCTTCTCAGCCTGCGCACAGAGCCAATCAAACTGATCCGCCGAAATGATGGCGTTCTCGCCATCTATCATGATGCACTTCACTTGCATTTGTTGCATTTGTTGCATTTGTTGCATTTGTTGCTCCTTCTCGCCGCGCATCTTCAGTTCATCGCCTTTCCGCACGTTGTAGCCCTTGCGAAAGGCTGCGCCGACGATGTTGTCGAAGTATTCGAGCTTGTCGGCATCGGACAGATGCCCGATCTTCCGCAGGTATTCCGCTGTTCTTGTCGTTATCGACGGCGGTTTCCAGTTCATAGCAACGCCCCTTTGTGCCGGATCGGGTCAATGGCTCGGTCAATCGCTGAAAGCAGGTCGTTCAGCTTCTCGGCTTCGTCGCTGTCCTCGCCTTCAATCGTTTTAATGATCGCCGCGCAATCGGTCAGCAGTCCAAGTATGCCGGTGTGTAACTCACGCCAGCCACCCCCATATCCCGTAGCACGCAGTACCTGTTCTAGCTCAATATAAAACTTACGTTTATCGACCAATGATTCTGCGCTGACAAACTCTTCCGAAGCCTTCACCACGCGTCTTAATTTTTCGTTCTCTTTGTGCAGTCTTTCAAGTTCATATGCTTGTCTGCGCAGCACGTTGGCCGCCTCTTTTGCATAATCACCATAAGCCGGTATTTTGTCTGCCAGCCAATAGGCTTGATCTATTCCTCTCATATCACAAATCTCCACCATTTTCAGCCTTATAAACTGCTTGATGACCAAATGCTTTTATCATCTTGCCCCTCAACTCCGTTACCTTTGCCGCGTATAGTCCGGCAGTCCAGCGGACGCCGCTAAAGCGGCCCCCTTACCTTTGCGTTAGAGCGCTTGAACTTCAGCCCGTAATCGGCCATGCACTCCTTCATCGAATCCCCGGCCCGCATCCTGTCCGCTATCGCATCGAACATCTTTGCCGGCCCGCCGAGAGGGTTCGGCTTGTGGTACTTGTGCGCCTTCCGCAAGCCCTTCGCCATCGCGCACAGTTCTTTGTAGTCGCGGCGTGCGCCGTGCTTGTCGTCCTTCGGCCATCGCCCGGCGATGGTATGCGAAATCCATATCTCTTCCGCGATCCGTTCCAGCAGCTCCGCCGAGCGTTCCAGCAGGTACAGCAGCCCTTGTTTCTTTTTCATGTCTTTCTCCTTTTCACCGAGAGGCATAACCCGGCGTTCGTTCGGACTCGCCTACGCTGCGCTTCGGCTTTCAACTTATCGTTCTCTGCGCGCAGGATGTCCATTGCTTCCTCGCTTATCGGCGAAGCCTTCAGGCAGGCAATCGCATCAAGAGTCTGGTCTGGATCGCAGCAACCATCATCACCAATGCCAAGCGCCTCATCAATCGCGGCCAGCGTGCGCACCGCCTGTTCAAACATGCTTTTGTAGTCTGTCATTTCGTCTCCAGTGTCAAAGGCATAACACGTCGCTCAACGCGGAATTCAAGTCTGTCAGTATGTAGCTCACGCCAGCCCCCATATCCCATAACATTCCACCTTCACAGTAATGTTAAATTGCGGCACAAATTTCTTCTCCTTGACTACCTTCTTCTCCTTGACCATTTTTCCAGGGCTTGCCGCATCTATGCCGGGGCCAAGCGCGAAAATAGCAGCCTTGTGATAAGGAAGAGTCTCATAACCGCTGATATGCACAAGGTTTTCAGCTCGCAGTTCCCTGATCAACATACGAATACTTTCCGGTGTCCTTATCAATCTATCGGCTAATGTAGCTGTAGTCATCGGCTTTATGGCCAGCGCGTCGAGGATAAGTTTGTGGCTACGCTTTTTCTTTCTGAGGGGAGTGTCGCTCATCAGGTCGAATGCTACTTTTCTAGTTTCCATGGTTATCCTTTAGCTTTTCAGAATTCCGACCGTTCTTGATTACGCTTTTATCTCCAGCCTATCTTTTTTAACAATATGCGCACCCGGAACTTCATAGCC